CTATCTCTCCAAATCTGATCCGCTTGCATCGGCACATATTGCATTGTCTTCCACTTGGGCATGTTTTTTAATTGTTTTGAGTTCACCTTTTAGTTCTCCCACTTCCAAAAGCAATTTCTTGTTCTCGATTTCAAGCTGATTATATTTTTCTAAAAAAAAAGAATTGTCAATCTGCAAATTTTGTTTGGAAAGCAAGATATCTCCTTCTCCAGTAATAATCCTCATGATATTAACTGAAGGGTATTTGACATATATATTTAGCAGTACTTCTGTTGTTATGTCCTTTTTTAAATTAGCTATGTATGATCTGCTCATACCTATATCAATGCTAAATTGATTAGCTGATATATTTAGAGCTTCACAGATGTCAAGTAAGCGTTGCTTTATCATCATATATATAATAAAAGTTAACATGATAAATATAAATATCATTCTATTTGTGTATGATAAATATAGTTATCATATTTGCATTGTGTTAATAAATTCACGTAGCTAAGTTAGTAAAAAGTGATATTAAACGAATATAAAACTTTAATAATTTATCAATTATGGTATTTACAGACTATATGAAGAGCTTGCCGAATCAGCAGATGGATACTATTAAAAAGTTAGCAGAAATCACGTGCTCTACTCCGGCATCGGTGTACAGGTGGATAAACGGGTTGAATCCTCCTGCTCCTATTAAGCAAAAAATCATAGCCGAATATCTTGGTATGAGTGTTGAAGAATTGTTCCCATCTAAAGATGAATGAGATAGCCAACATAGAGTTCTACAACACCCCCGAAGGGGATGTTATGATGAAGGAGTTAGGGCGGCCGGCTGTGGTTTTGGATGAGAACAACCGCCCGACGATAGAGTGCATGTTATCAGTTATTCGAGATCGATACCCTAAAGCACATACCCGTTTGATGCAGATTTATTCAAGCAGTACAATGAATCGTTGGTATTATGAATTCCGGGTTGTTCATCGATTCATACGCTGTAATTTCGGCGAATATGATCAGCATAATTTAGATATAAACAGAGATGGCCTATTTGTTTTCGAAGAGGTTAAATGTCCTCTTCGGGGCGAGTGTGAGCATGAGGGGGTAATATGTCGTCCTGAGTTGAATACTTCATTGACAGAACGTGAGATGGAAGTGTTTCGGTTAATAGCATCCAATTACCAGACGGACGATATCGCAGCAGAATTGCACATATCACCTTGTACCGTTAATCGGCATAGAGAAAATATTAAAGCAAAAATCAAGGTGCGTAACGTGGGCGAGTTGATTGCCTACTGGCATCAAAATCAAATGAAATAAAGATTATATTATGAGTAAATATAAGATTGGCGATAAAGTTCGTATCAAATCTATAGAGTGGTATAATCAGAATAAAGATAGTTTTGGTTTGGTACTAAGCGACAATGATACGAATGTATTTTGCTATAATATGCAAAAGCATTGTGGTGAAGAGCTTACTGTAAGACATATTAGTGAAAACGGAAGATATGTTTTAACAGATAATGAAGGAAGTGGTACACGTGATCTATATATGTGGTCATGGTCAGAGTGGATGTTTGAAGAAAGGAAATAACTATCATGAAAAGGAAAAAAAGAAATAAATAAGCATGAATAGTGACAGGCAGAAGATATTAACTGATTATATTTCCTACTTATATACAACAAGAAGGACTTATGATACCATCGGTAAATATATCAAATATGTAACGGATTTTCTTGAAAGTGCCGAAGATGTCAATCGTCGTAGCTATCTGGCTTATAAGCGTGAAAATGCCAATATTGGGGCACGTTATCCATTGATGAGTGAAGCCATTTGTGATTTATTACATCACCTTAAAATCGGATATAACCGCCGAGAGCAGAAAATAAAGACGTTAGAAAGACTTGATGCCATTTCGGAGAAGAATAGAAAACTGTTGAATGATTTTATAGTGTGGTTGACCGACAACAATGATTATTCGCCACATACAGTGGATATTTATTATACATCCTTGAAGCAATACTTTGAATATGTGAATGAGATCAATATGGAAAACTGCAAGCGGTTTATACGGACTTTAGAAGAAAAATCATTATCCCCACAGACTATCCGTCTACGTATCACCGCTTTGGAAAAATTTTCTAAATGGCTAAAAAAACCGATAGAGCTTAAGCGACCTAAGATGAAGCGCAAGCTCGATGTAAACAATGTCCCGACAGAAGAGGAGTACAACCGCCTACTGGATTTTCTGAAAACGAAATCCAACAAGGATTACTACTTTTTTATCAAAGTATTGGGTACAACGGGTGCCCGTCTGTCAGAATTCCAGCAGTTCACGTGGGAAGACATTATATCCGGGGAGGTAACACTAAGAGGGAAGGGTAACAAGTACCGTCGATTTTTCTTTCAAAAACAGCTACAGCAAGAAGCGAAGGCTTATGCTAAGGAACATGGTAAAACCGGGATTTTTGCGGTAGGGAGATTCGGTCCGATCACACAGCGGGGCTTTTCCCAGCACTTGAAAGCATGGGGAAAACATTGCGGTATTGATTCAAGGAAGATGCACGCCCACGCCTTTCGTCATTTTTTCGCTAAAATGTTCCTGAAAAAAAACAAAGATGTTATTCAACTGGCTGATCTTTTAGGTCATGGGAGTGTAGACACAACAAGAATTTATTTACAAAAGAGTTATGACGAGCAAAAAAGAGATTTTAATCGAAACGTTACATGGTAGCCTTGAACCATTTAAGCAGCTTCCGACCCTGATTGACAAGGAAACCATTTATGACGAGACTGGACATGTAGACACCGAGTTTCTGACAGCCATACTGGAGTGGATGTCAGTCAATGCCTCCATTGCTATCGGTGTACAAAAATCATTACACAGACTGTTAGGCATTGAGGAGAATAAAGAAAGCAAGAAAGGTACAGCTGACAGTGGGAAGAACTGGAGCGTTGAAGAGATACTGCGGCATTGTACCTTGGAGAACGGTTTGTTGAAACTTCCCAATGTGCAGTTCAATAAGAAATCGTATGCCGAGGCTAAGAAATGGATTGAAGAAGCCGGCGGATCTTGGCAGGGTGGAAAGGCTCAAGGGTTTACATTCCCGTTCAATCCGGAGAGGGTGTTCTCAATTCTTAAAGAAGGGAAGCGCTGTAATCTTCAGCAGGAATACCAGTTTTTTGAAACGCCGGCTGAGGTGGCGGACTGGCTGGTTATGCTTGCCGGCGGAATACATGAAAATGATACGGTACTGGAACCGAGTGCCGGCCGCGGTGCTCTCATTAAAGCCATTCATCGAGCTTGTCCTTCTGTAATAGTGGAATGCTATGAACTGATGCCGGAAAACAGAGAGTTTTTGCATTCGTTGGAAAATGTGATACTGCTTGATGAAGATTTTACGAAAGACAGTGTAGGGCATTACACTAAGATTATTGCCAATCCTCCATTTTCCGGTAATCAGGATATAGCTCATGTAAAGCTTATGTATGAACGTTTGGAGCAAGGTGGAACCCTTGCGGCAATAACTAGCCAACACTGGAAATTCGCTTCGGAAAAGAAATGTATTGATTTCCGAAACTGGCTGAAAGAAGTACATGGAGAAGTGTTTGAAATCAGCGCGGGGGAGTTTAAAGAGAGTGGCACATCTATTAGTACAATGGCGGTAGTTATAAAAAAATAATTCAAAACGATATAGATATGAGTAAAAAAAGAACAATGCAAATAGACGTAATTGAGGAAGTAAAAGGAACTCAATTCATGCAATGCAAACTGTATATAGATGGCAATGCGAGTGTTATTCTTATGAATAAAATCGATTATGAAAGGCTGAAAGAAGAAGGAATCTTCATAAGAGATGGCAAAAGTCAAGATTCAGCCGGAGTGTTGAATACAACCAATACTTTCATTGAAAAAAATTAATACTCAAAAAATTTAAAAATGAATGGAATCCACCTGTGTGAAAGATGTAAATATTGCACGCATTCACCCAATTTATTTCAGCCATATTATTGGTGTTCGTGGTATGGGAAAGAAGTAAAAACACCGATTAACAGATGTGATAAAATAACTCTCAAAACTGATTAAAAATGAATACACTAGATAAAAACCAACGGTATCTTATTCATGGATTTCACTACGAGATAAGCAGGAATGGTGAATTATGGAACACCAACACCGGAAGACTGATAAGACCCGGTTCTGATGGACGTTACTTGCTAAGAAAACAGAAGCATATGTATCGGTTCACTTTAGGCAGGCTCCTGTATGCGGTTGAGCATGAGGTATCCCCTGATTCCATAAAAGGGATAGTCATTATGACGGAAGATAGCAAACCGGTTTTGATGACACGCGGGGATTATTGCAAGAAAGTTATAATACCTTTCAGACACAGTTCTTCCCAAAGAGATCTGGTCCAACGCTATCGCGAGGCTGTCCGTATAGCCGAAGTCATGATAGACTTTTATGAAAAAAGTGATATGGAGGAAATGACATCAGCCTTTACCACTTACGAATCAAAGATCAAAGGCTATATGTATTCAGGAGGATTCACTAACAGCCAGGATGTTATAAAGGAAGCATGGCAAAGTATCATCACCCGTGTAATATCAGGTGTGTGTGAAAAGAAACTGTTCACAATTGATCCTTACAATTATCTCCGCCGGTGTGTACGCAGCTATTTCTGTGAAAGGAAAAGGGAACGTATGGCATTGGTCGGGACACCGGAAAGGCGAAAAGGGCAAATAACCTATGATGAGATTCTGGAAATGTTATAATTCAAATCGCTAAAAACAAAGTTCTGATGATGAATCAATACAGACTATATACTATCCGGGAATGGGAGCTGGCACAACCCGAGGGGGTGTCCTTCTCTCGGTTCTTTCTTACCGACCATTCCGGCGAGGTCCGTAAGGTGACAGGTGCCATTCGTGTGCTCAAGCGAAAACTGGTGAATGGAGTGATGTGCCGGATTCCGACTAACAGGCGCGTGTTCTGGGACGGATACGGACACTGCTATGCAGGCACGCATAACATTCGCAAGAGAGACTATGACATTCCCCTAAAGGCAGGGGGAGAGGCTGGTCTTTCCGAAAAAAATGCAACTCTGTAATTTTGTACCGCTAATATAAGACTCTATGATAAAAGCTTCAGATATATATGCCGCTTCTCATGATGGTCTGGATATCATTCTGTATTATTATCCACAGGCCGAGGGATGTGTTGATAACCGTAAGAAATTTAAGATTCGTCCGGACGAAGACGATGCGTCCGCATGCATACGCAAATACGGTGATTGTTACAAGGTGACCGATTTTGGTGACCAGGGAACGGCTACCAGCCCGATTGATATTTGCATGAGGGAGGAGCACGTCAGTTTTGGCGAGGCCGTTGTCTTGTTGGCTGCGCGCTATAATGTTTCCGATGAACTGAAGCATTCCGTCAACAAGCCTGATATCCGCAAGAGACCGGCTTCGGCTGATGAAGCTGAAGGTTCCCGGTTCTTCGAACTTGAAGAAGCGTTTACTCCTGAGCAGCTTGCCATACTGGGCCCTCGTGTGAAACAGGAGCATTGCGATGCGTTGCATTGGCATGTGGCCAAGTCAATCAGCTACGTCAAGAACCGCGAGGTGACCACCAAATACACCACACCGACTTACCCGATTCTGATGCGTCAGTGTGTCATTCCCGGAGCGGACGGCAAGCCGGAGAGCGAAAAATCTTTCTACAAGATTTATGAGCCGTTGAATCCGGACAAGCAGTGGCGTTTTAGCTATACGCCTGATGGCGTCAAACCCCGGTATTATACCAATGGGCTGTACGAGCTGAAGGCTGCTTGGGCGAAATGGAACGCCTCACAAGAGACGCAGTTTTTTGATGATCCGGCCAATGAGGGCAAGCCTTACATATCGCAGAAGCTCGAAGAGGCGTTCATCTGCTCAGGTGAGCGTGATGCGCTGTGTGTCCGGGCGTTGGGGTATTATCCCTTGTGGTTCAATAGTGAGACACAAAAGATCACGTCTGATGAAATTAAAGAGATCATGAAATACGTGAAGCGTCTCTATAATATCCCCGACATTGATAGTACAGGCATCCGTAAGGGCACGGAACTGGCTTTGGAATTTTTGCACATTTATACCGTGTGGCTGCCCGAATCCTTGGGACGGTACCGTGACCGCCGGGGCAAGCCGCGCAAGGACTTCCGTGATTATGTAGAACTGCACCCGTCCAATGAGGATTACCGCAACTTGCTGGCACTGGCTATGCCTGCCCAGTACTGGGAGGAGAAAATCGGGCAGCGCAACGGCAACAAGACCTATACGATCAACTCGTCATACCTACATTATTTTCTCAGACTGAACGGCTATTACATTCTGAAAGATGATAATAGCGATACGCCCCGCTATGTGCATGTGGACAGATTCAAGGTCAGCGAGATCAAGGCTGGCGATATTGTGTCGTTCCTGAAGAGTGACGCTATGCGTCGGTTCCTGCCTGTCGATATACGCAATCTGATTCTGGATTCTCCTCGTGTTGGAGGCAGCGGCTTGTCTATGCTCGATGAGATTGACCTGAATTTCACCGCACACACGTTCAACAGCCAGACCATGTTCTTCGACAATGTGAACTGGAAGATTACAGGTTCCGGCATCGAAGAGGTCAAAGAGGCAGGTGGTGTGTACGTTTGGACGAACAACATCATCCCCCACAAGGTGAAAGTGCTGCCGGAGCCTTTCACGATCAAACGGGCAGCTGATGGGAGTTGGGATGTAACCGTCAACCCACATGACAGTCACTACATGGATTATCTTATCAACTCCAGCCGTGTTCATTGGCGCAAGGAGTTAGAAGAACTGTGGGCGGACAAAGACCAGGACCAGGCGGCCGCCTATCGGGCGGAGCATAAATTCGACTTGGCCGGTCCATTACTCAGTGCCGAAGAGATTCATGAACAAAAGCTGAATTTCGTGAATAAGATCTTCGCGGTTGGCTATAACCTGCACCGCTACAAGTCGCCCTCACGGGCATGGGCGGTGTATGCCATGGACAACAAGATTGGCGAAGAGGGGCAGTGCAATGGGCGTTCGGGCAAGTCCTTTTTCCTGACTTCCCTGAAACAGTTTCTTCGTACTGTAGTCTTGTCCGGACGAAATCCGAAACTGATGGATAATAACCACGTGTTTGAGCAAGTCAACCAGCACACCGACTTCATCATCGTTGATGACTGTCACCGTTACTTGGATACCGGTTTGTTTTACGACAGTATCACAGGAGGTATGACAGTCAACCCGAAAAACAACCATTCTTTCTATATCGAGTTTGAGAGCAGCCCGAAGTTCGCTTTCAGCACGAATTACGTGCCGGGCAACTTCGACTCCAGTTCCGATGCCCGGTTGATATATACGGTATTTTCTGATTATTATCACCAAAAAACCGATGAAAACGATTACTTAGAGACTCGTTCAATCTATGATGATTTCGGCAAAAATCTCTTTTCTCAAACGGATTATACAGAATCTGAGTGGAATGCCGACTTGAATTTCTTTGCCCGCTGCCTTCAGTTCTATCTGAGCACCGTCCATTCCGGTATTAAGATACAACCGCCCATGGGTAACATCATGAAGCGCAAGCACAAGGCGGATATGGGCGACAATTTCGAGGCGTGGGCGAATACTTACTTTGCAAAGGACAGTGGTAACTTAGACAGGTTGATTGTCCGCAAAAAGGCATACGATGACTTCAAGGATTTCGCAAAGGTGACAAATACATTTTGGTCTATGCAGAGGTTTACCAAGGCGCTCAAGGGCTTTGCAGCCTTATGTCCTTACGTTCAAACCTTGAATCCGGAGAGTATGCGCAACGGTTCCGACCGTATCACGCGCAAGGTTGACGGCAAGAGTGAAGATATGATATACCTTCAGTCGGTTGGAAGCACCATTGACGAGCTCAACTTTAATGCAAACATAGAAGATGATGACTCCGGAAATCCGTTCTGACCTCATTAAGCACTCAGACGAATATGTTCACGCGTTGATGACCGACAAAGAGGCATCAAAATACATGCTGAAGCTATATAACTTCCTGGCCGAGATGCAGCCTGGGCAGCGCATGAACCTGAGGGCTGATGGAGAGAAGCTGCGCTGGATGCTCGTCACCGTTGGCGAATTCATGCGCAGCGAAGGGCATTGGCGATGTTACGATCTCAATGCTGACTATACCAAAATTCGTCGGACGGAGCTTTTCCCCCGCCCCCGCAAAAAAAGACTTGGATAATTGCAACCTTGTATTACTGTGCCTATGGGCGTGTATGTTCGGTTATGGAACATACACGCCCTTTTTCTATTCTTCCTGCATCATGTAAAGATACATAACCGACCGTTCCTTTGCATTTTTCAACCGATGACGGCGGTTGATTGCTGTTTCTCCGTCCTCTTTTCCTTTTTTGTACTAAAACTTTGCAACTTTGTACCCAAAATAGGAAAGGAAAGATAAATAATTAAGAAATAGGGGGTTATGTCGGTTTCAAGTCGGCTACAAAAACGGTTGCGGATCGGTTGCAAAGTTTTTGTAGTTTGCAACCGCTTAAATTAGGTTGGCGCAAAGATGCAAGATTACAAAGTTATGTACCCGGTTGCAAAATGCTTTTTTGTTTTTGTGTCTTCGTAATATAATGGTTTACAGAGTGTTGTCGTTGAAAAATGCAGGGTTGCAAAAACGCATAAATTTCTGGGCAAATCAAACTATACCGAAGATACAACAAAAACGTACCGATATATATTCATAGGCAAATGCACGCGTGTTGTTAAAATACAAGAAATCCTGCCCCGGGTACTTTTCCAAGCGCATTTTTCAGATTATTCTTTTTTATGTACAGCTGAAAATGTGTATCTTTGTAGATAAACTTTTGATTATGAAAGATTTCGTGTTTTATATTAAACTGGAGCATTACCTGGCTCAGTGGTTGACACATTCGCTGGGCAATCCGGTGCGTTTTCCGGCACAGAGCAATGAGAACTCGGTTATACGGCGCTTTCTGCAGAAGCTGCCACCGGACAAGTTACCCGAAATGCCGTCCGATGATACGGTCGCGATTGTGATCCCTGATTCCAAGGCGAAAGATCCGGCAGTGTACAATTACCTGGGTCCGTTGGCCAAAGAGGCGGTGGTTGAATCCATCGAAGACTTGTTCCGGCGCAATCTTTGGTCTGAACTGGGAGATATGACCAGCAGTTCTGTGGGGCTGAACAAGACAATTGCGGCTTGGTGCGAGATGCATGGCATTGACATTGACTACATAGAGACAGTCCGGCAGAAATACTATCGGATGCGCAATGCCTATAACCGAAAAGGCATGTTTTTAGGTTCTTTAACAAGAAAAAGAGAGGATAAGACCCCTGTTTTTGTACAACACCGAACAACTGCGAACAACACCGAACAATTATGAGCGAAATTCACTACATCAGCCGCGTGGAGTACTGTGAAGTCCGAGAACTGGCCGCCATGACAGTTGTAAAAAAACAATTTGCCTTGGTTCCACCGGCCGCAAACTTTACGCGGTTACCCATGGTCGGACTGGCTTCGGTCGAAGTCAGCGACAAAATCGAGAACAAACAGCGTGTTTTCGTATCTAAGCTGGCGGTTTTCCTGCCTGAACGGTTCGAGGTGGGCAACAAGAAGCTGTGCTTCCGGCTTCGGACTGTGTCCGGAGAATATTTTATGCTGGGTTCAGGTGACCGCCCGTATTCCCTCATTACCTCCACAGATACTATACCCGATACCCTCTCTTCCAGGTGTGGAAGTGCCATGGTGGCCACCTATACAGGCATTCTGCCCTTGCTTCGTATCATGGATTAGGTATTTTTATATATATAAGGTATAGTGTAATATTGCAATCAAAAATGTGATATGACCTATAACCTGAACATAGATGACTACATTGGCCGTTGGGGCTACTCCAAGCAGTATGTCCGCAATCAGCTGGCAGGCTTGAAAGGCAAGCCTGTCAATGTCCGCATCTCCTCTTTGGGAGGTGCGGTTGATGACGGGTTGGATATCCGTCAGCAGTTTGTTGATCATGGAGACGTGACCGCCTACCTGTATGGGCTGGTGGCAAGTTCGGCCACTATTGCCGCACTGGGTGCGAAAAAGGTGTGCATTTCCAGATATTGTCTGTTCCTGGTGCACAAGGTGAGCAACTGGGTGGATGCCTGGGGGCAGTATAACGCTGACCAGATCCAACAGCTCATCGATGAGCTGAAGGAGAACAAGCTGCAGAACGACAAGTTTGATCTGGTACTGGCGAACATGTATGCGGCCAAGTGCAACAAAAAGGTAGATGATATTCTTGATGTTCTGAAGGCGGGCAGGTGGCTGACCGCACAAGAGGCGTTGGAGTATGGTTTTGTGGACGAGATCATCGAGGGCGATGAGGATAAGCTCAATCTTGCCGCTTATGAAGGCAAGGTCAATATGCTGGGGTTGTCCCCTTTGCCGGTTGCGTCCGGGAGTGAGCGGGATACGGCTGATAGTCATAAATTACTAAACAAAATATTAACTAAACTGGACGGATTGTTTTCATCCAAAGAAAAACAGTCCGTCCCTTCTATTGTTTCCGAAATGAAAAAAGATTACACCAAAATCAACACCCTTCTGAATGTGGAGGGGGTGGAGGACTCGGATGGCAAGGTAATACTCACCGAGGAACAGGTTAGGGCTGTCAATGACCGGCTGGATGCGCTGGAAACGGAGGTCGGCGAACAGAAGGATCTGGTCAGACAGCGTGACGAGCAGATCAAGAACCTGCAAAAATCCGATGGTGACACTACCACCACGAGTGTGAAAGAAGACGAAAAAAATGATGCGGTGTCCGCTGCATCCATGTATGACGAAGTTAAAGACTATATTTGATATGGCACAAGTTAGCGTGAATATTACCAGCGAGGATCTTCAGAAGAGTGCTCGCAAGTACCGTAAGGAGTTGTTGCAGATGCCTGTATTGGGGCTATCACGTTCTTTGCAGCACATGACCTTACGTCCGGGAATCCGTTATGCCGAGACTGTGGGTGAACTGTCGGGTGACATGCAGTTCGGACCGTACTCCGAAACCCGTGAGGATAACAGTGAGGTGGTGATCAATCCGCGCACCCTGTATACCTACTTCGGTTCTGTCGTGCGTAATTTCTCACCGAACAAGATTTATCAGTCCATGTGGGGGTCCGACATTACCAAGGGCGAGGCGTTGAAGAATACCGAGATCACCCGTAAGGTGCTGGCGTATCTGACCGCCCAGTTGGGCAAGAACCTGAATATGGTACTGTGGAATGCGGTCCGTAATGATTCGGGTGAGACTTCCAAGGATCTGTTCAATGGCTTTGACACCATTACTAAAAAAGAGCTGGATGGCAAAAAACTTTCTGAAGAGTTAGGCAACTACAAGGTCATTGAGGCGATTACCAAAGAAAATGCCGTCGATACGCTCAAAGCGGTCTGCATGGCGGCTGACGATATGCTGACCGAGGAGTCTTCGGTCAAGCTGTTTGTTCCGAAACATGTGCTTTTCGACTATTGTGAGGACTACAAGAGCACTACAGGAGCAATTCCGTACAACCGTGAATACAAGCAGTACTATGTCGAGGGGTTTGACAATGTGAACATTGTGCCGTTGGCGAATAAGAAGAACAGTCCGTTCATCCACATGACGGTCAAGCGTAACATGCTGGTGGGTGTTAATCAGACCGGTGAGGAGGAGAACGTGGAGGTGGCACGCTTCAAGGCATTTGTGCTCCAGTTCATCGCGACGATGTTTTTCGGTGTGGAGTTCGAGAGTTTGTCCAAGGAGCGTCTGCTGGTGGCATCCATTGATGGTACGACCCCGATTTAAAAAAAGGAGGTGATATGGCAACAGATTGTACGACAGCGGATATGTACCAGTCACTGAACTGGTGTGACGGTCAGACGGTGCTTCCGGGCATCCGTCCGAAGGTTTTCTTTCAGAAGAAATCCAATATTGCGGCCTGGCCTACGCTTCCCAAGTTGGGTGAGGCGAAAAAAATGGGTGAACTGGCCACCTACAAGGGTAATTTTACGATGGCGTCGGATAAGAAGTGGCTAACGCTTAATTCCTTGTCCGCCAAATCCAATGTGACTACCGAGGTGCAGGGAGAGCGTCCGAGTGTCACATGTCTGAACAAATGCACGATCAAGCATCCGGGTACTGAAGAAGATGCGGCGGGTTTCTGCCGTCAGGCGATGGCCGATGATCTGGTCTATCTTGTACAGCAGCGCAACGGCAAGTTCCGTGTGATGGGGTGTGAGGAGTTCGAGACAGTGACCAAGCCCGCCCAGGCATTGGGCGAGGGAGTAACCGGAGAGGCCGGTACCACGCTTGAGATAGAAGCGACCGATGTGTGCCCGGCTCCCTTCTATCCGGGTAAAATTGAAACGGAGGATGGGGATATCTCCGGTGCGGACGGTTCCGCATGGAGCGATTCTTCTTTGGATGAGCCTTGATTCTTTAAGTTTATAAATCGGAGTGGTGGTGTGGCTGGTCTATGCCGCCACTTTTTTAATATTTTAATATATGGATGAGAAATTGACTCATAAAATACAGGACTATCTGGATACACCGCCTTCTGAGCGTGATGTGGTGGCGGGTGCCACTCTGTTGTTGTCCTTGAACCGTAATAAGATTTTGTTTCAGAATGTAATCCGCAAGCCGGAAAAGTTTGCCGATAAGGTGGAGTACGAATTGCGCAAGCACTTGAAAATCCGTTTGGATGGAAAAACCGTGTCTGATATCGCACGAATGAATATCACGGTCATACCTTCCGCACAACGGATCATAGACGGAGGTGTTCCGGTACTGGATGTGGATGATGAGTTCCCGGAGGCGAAGGTAGCCAAAGGCAGGCGTATGGATCATGACCGCCTTCCCCCTGAGATTCAACGTCTGTGGACGGATAACGGGGCGTTATGGTTTAAGATCAAAGAGTTGTTCGAGCAGCTGAAGGGCATGGAGTCGGCGCCGGCTTGTGACCGCTACGAATACCTGAAGCTGCTTGATGAAGCGGACAAGAAGTATCGTGCCAACCTGCAGGCATACGATGATTATAAGCCTGGTGATCCGGTGACGAAGACGGAAGATGCTTCCGGTCTGGACCCGGCTGAAATCGCTAAAAAAGTGGGTGCGGCACGCAAGTATCTGTCTGATAACAAGAAGAAGCTGGCGGAGTTGAAGGATACAGATGCTGGCAAGTTTACTGCCTTGTTGCAGAAGGTGCAGCAGCGGTATGACTTCCTGATTGCTACCGGTAATGTGGTGGATGAGACACAGGCAGCGGAACTGGCGGCGGTGGGAGTGATCATCTCAACCGATGAAAAAGGTTAGGCAACTGTTGCGGTCACTGTCCGAAGCACCCTTGCAAGCGTATTTGGATAACCGTGTGCAGCTATTCGACATCATCGAGATGATTCTGAGCGAGACTGGTCCGGCGGAGATTTACATCTCCACCTTTTCCACTTCCGAAGAGTTTCTCCGCCGGATCTATCGCTTGAAGCGGCGCGGTCAGCTTACCCGGGCTACCATGTTGGCGGACTTGAAGGCATCCCGTAAGACGGTCAATCTTTATACTTTCATTGCCAATGTGTTCGATGAAGTGTACCTGTCTGAAAATCATTCAAAAGTGATTCTCATTCAAAATGCAAGGTGGCAGGTGTCGATATGCACCTCACAGAATCAGACAAGGGGCAATCGTGTCGAGAGCGGAATCATCACAACCGATCCCGCTGTTTTTATACAACTGAGAGAGCGTTACGCTCATATTATTAATACTAACGCTATACAACTGGATGGTCTATTCAACGGAACAACTTGATCGGATCAGCGAGCTGGCGGCTCTGCTGACCCCTATATCCGATATGGCAGTGCTGCTTGATGTGGATGCGGACACGCTGCGTCTGGATATTCTTGACCGTAATTCGCCTGTTTCCAGGGCGTATTATCACGCCAAGGCATCCACTGCACTGAAACTGCGTAGACAGGAGATCGAACTGGCGAATGTGGGCAGTCCGTTGGCGGTGTCGTTGACAAACGGTTATCTGTTGAATATGGACGCTGATGAAGATCTGTAATAACTATGCCTGTACCTGCTACGATAGAAGTATGTGAGAAATATCTGTTCGCCGATGTCAACGAGATGGCGGCTGACGGCATTCCCGAACTGATTCAACAGCGGTTGATCCGGCTCCGGGATATGTATAATTACTGGTTACAGTTCCCGCGCAAAAAAGATTTGGAGATTGTGCAGGAACTGGAGTATCGCTACAAGATCAGCAAATCTTCCGCATACGATGATGTACGCATTATCAAGCGTCTGTTGGGTGATCTGGCCAAGACAACCAAGGATTACCATCGCTACAAGTTCTGCCAGATGATTGATGAGACCTTCGAAATGGCCCGGCGTATCAAGGATGCGCGCGCCATGGGGGCTGCCGCCAATTATTATGGCAAATACACCCAGTTGGATAAAGAAGACATCTTGGACAAAGGTTATGATAAGATTATAGTGCAGCCTTTCGAGCCGACGGATGATCCGACCGTGCTTGGCATCAAGCCTATTCCTAATGTCCGGGATAGAATTAAATCAAAGATTCAACAATATTGGTCTGACGATATTGAGGATGTGGACTTTGAAGAGGTTGAGTTCAATGAAGATGATATCTTTAATCCTAAACCGAAAGAATAATGAAACAATACTTTAATGACCCTCAGCAGGAAGTGATGTACACGGCGGCCAAAGATTCGGTGATTGTGGGTGGTCGTGGTATCGGGAAAGGATTGATTCATGCGGCATGGAATTTGCGCAACATGCAGCGTATGCCCGGTTCCATTACAGGATTTGTCGGTGCCAACTGCAAGCGTGTCTTGACTAATACGTTGCCCTCCATGCTGATACATTGGGAGAACTGGGGATTTAAGCGTGACCTGCATTGGTGTGTCGGTCGCAAGCCGCCGAAGTCATGGGGGTGGGGTGAGCCTATTTTTGAACCCGATAACTGGGAGAATATTCTATCCTTGTATAACGGATCAATCGGCTATATCATTTCTCAGGACCGGAGCGGTACATCCAACTCGCATTCTTATGACGCACTGGATATTGACGAAGCCAAGTTTATTGACTTCGAACAGCTGAAGGATGAGACACTTCCGGCCAATCGTGGTAACAAGCAGCACTTCGGGCATCACTTTTTTCACCATGGCATGTTGATCTCCTCTGATATGCCGGTCACTAAAAAAGGGTCTTGGTTCCTGGATTATGAGAAGAAGTGTGATCCCGAACTGATTGAGGTGATACAGGGCGCTGTTTTTGAAATCTGGAAGACCAAGGATAAAATCAAGAAGCTGGTTGCGGCAGGTAAGGAGATACCCGCTTATCTGCGTTCTTATCTCCGTACTCTTTCACGTGATCTGTGCCGGATGCGTTCCGTGGCGGTCATGTACAAGGAATATTCAAGTATCTGGAACATGCAGGTGTTGGGTGAAAAGTGGGTTAATGACATGAAACGTGACCTGCCTCCGTTGACCTTCATGACGGCTATCCTGTGCAAGCGCATAGGCATCACCCGTGACGGATTCTATTCTTCGTTGCGTTCCGGTCACAAGTACAGTGCTACCAACTTTTCCTACCTTGACAGTTTGGAGTACAAGTTTGACAAGCTCAAGGTTCCCACTTCGTTGGCTGATGCCGATGTGGAGCCCCAAATGCCCATCTGCATAGCTTTCGATTACAATGCGAATATCAACTGGCTGGTGGCAGGACAGCCGCAGGGGCGCAAGCTGAAAGTGCTCAAGTCCTTCTTTGTAAAGTACGAGCGTAAGTTGCCCGAACTGGTGGATGATTTTTGTACTTATTACCGGCATCACAAGCGTAAGAAGGTGGTGTTCTATTATGACAGTACGGCATTGGGTTCCAATTATGCAGTCAATGATCAGGATTTCAGGTGGGTTATTGCGCATGAGTTCCGCAAGCGTGGCTGGGAGGTGGATGAAGTGCATATAGGCAAGCCTATGAGTCACATTGAGAAATATCTGTTGGTTAACCGCATGTTGTCCGGACAGGCGAATCTTATACCTTTCTTTAACGAGCAGAATAATGAAGATCTGTTGATATCCATCCAGACGGCAGGTGTGTACAATGGGGGCAAGGACAAACGGGGTGAGAAGCTGGCGGAAACGGAGGAGGACCGGCTTGAAGGGCGTACCGATGGCTCCGATGCGTTTGATACCTTGTGTATCGGCTGTGAGAAATTTCCACGCACCCATATCAATCTGTTTGTTACTTCCGCGTTGTAGAGGTAATTACCTGTATCTCTGCCAATGACCGTGCGCCTGTTGCGTGCGGTTTTTTTGTGTCTGTACGGGTGCGATGGGCGCAAAATCGGTATGGGTACGTTACATATTCCGCTGATGTTTTTGTAAAGTAATGAGAAATTTGGATAGCGCGGTGAGGGGTACGCTTCGCTAGTTCCGCACAAAGTGCGGGTGAAAAAGGCTGTAAATGCTTGGTAAATAGGCAATCATTTTTTTGAGCGCTGGAAAACTGAAATTTTCAGCGTAAAAACAGGGCTTTTTAAAATGTAATTCATTGTTTTCCAATATGCTATCACCCTATCGTGCGTGCGAAAATCCGCTGACTATGCTTTCATTATAGCCGAATACCGGATTTTCGCACGCACGATAGCAGCGGTAAAAGAACACTCGTTAGTTCTTTTGATGTGGTTTGTCTCTTTCTCTCTTTCCTGCCTGTCGCCCTTGTTTGTCGCTCTCCCCCGTGATATGTATCTCCTTTATACTGCGAAGGTAAATGTTCCATGCCACATGCCAAGTTCAGGCTCTGTTCTGAAAAAAATCTCCACCCTGAAGGGTAGTATTCAAGCCGTTGGTTTTTCTGAAAACTTGTCTTTATGTGTCCTGTAACACCTTCTGATGCAGCATAAAGGCGAAACATACCCCGAGCGATAGCGACGGAATAAAAAAAAGCTCCAGGCAGGGAGAAAGAGGTTAAAGGCTCACACCCTCCGGGCTTCAAGTTCAAGAATTTAAATGATACGATTATGGCACAGAAAATCAACGATTACTATTTGAAACAGTGGCAAAAGCCGATAATCTCTTTTTTCGATTATTTGCCGATAAAGTACGAAGCTACCGAAAAGGAATGGCAGATACGGCAATTGATATGGGATTTTAAGGACGGCAGACGTAGCGGCAAGGTGGCGGAACTGGTGGCTAGGCAGATACGGGCGCAGTTCGGTAGTTTGTGTGATACGATAACATTTGCCTGTATTCCTGCCTGTACGGCGGTGGCGAATGCTATCCGTTATGAGGAATTTGCGGAAGAGGTGTGCCGTTTGACGGGTGCTACCAACGCATACAAGGCGATAACCATTGAGGGGGAACGGCTTGCCGTTCATGAGAACCAAAACGGAAAAAATATTGAGTCGGTGCATATCATTAAGTTTAATCGGGATTTTTTCAACGGAAAAAAGGTGCTTCTTTTCGATGATATTATAACCCGTGGCTTTTCTTATGCCCGTTTTGCGTGCGAGATTGAAAATTTCGGTGCTGAAGTGTTGGGAGGTTATTTTTTAGGTAGAACATTATTAAAATAAATGGGTATGAATACATTATTTGATAGAGATTACAGGGCGTTGAATCAGAGTGAGTTAATTTATAAGGTGACGAACCGTAGGGAGTTTTCCAAACAGGAAAATATGACTTTTGAAGAAGTTTTGGAAAGTCTGACACCGGCACGCAGGGAAGTAGCCGAAGCCGTTATCGAATTATACAAGAGATGTAAGAACAAAGAGCCGGAAAAGATATTGAGCAGCAAGGATATATATAATTATATGTATCCTGTCATGACCGATTTGAAACAGGAGGAATTTTGGGTGGTTTTTATAAACCACTCCCATAAGGTAATCAAAAGGAAGAGAATATCAATCGGTAGAATTGATTCCACAATGGTGGATGTACGGTTGGTATTGAAAGAGGCTTTGTCTTGTTGTGCGGTGGCGATGGTGGTTTTGCATAATCATCCGTCAGGAGCGGTCAACCCCAGCAGGCAGGATGATGATGTAACGGAAAAGCTGTCCAAAGCAGGAAAGTTGATGGAGGTTGAGTTAATGGACCATGTGATTTTTGGGAATGGGACATATTACTCTTACAGGGATGAGGGGAAAACGCGCGGGCTTAGAAAACGATGGGCCTGCCCGTGCGGGTGGATTCGTAAATAGAACAGATGACGCGCACGGCCAGCGCGGCCTCCTGCGGGGGGATGGCAGGAGAGCGGCCGGCGCGCGCGGGCGCGGCGTACGTCAGCCCGTTCCTGGGCCGTCTGGACGACATCAGCATGCCGGGCATTGATTTGGTGCGCACCATTGCGGATATGTTCGCCATGTATGACGATATCCATACGGAGATCATTGCGGCCAGTGTGCGCAACCCTGTGCATGTGACGGACTGCGCGCTGGCGGGCGCGGATATCGCCACGGTACCGTACAGTGTCATCGAGCAGATGACAAAGCATCCGCTGACGGATGCGGGCATCGCAAAATTCCGGGCCGACTACGAAAAGGTGTTCGGAAAATAA